CACTAATGCTACATCAGAAGATATAGATTTATTGTATACATCTGCTGTGATGTCAACATATGATTATATGACTGAACATCCATTAATGCAAACCATGGCTTCTATGGCCTCTATTATAGATTATAGAAAAGATGCTGCTGATGAATTAGGAAATTCTTTGGCAAAAATATCTGAGATTTATTCAACCTATGCATTGCAAGGTATTCCTACACCTATACCGCAAGAAGTAGATGGCGAAACAGTATGGATCGGAGGGCCTTGGAGTGGTTTTCAATCTGATTTGGAACGTTCTATTTATCCAGAAAAAACAAGTACTGCTCCAGCCGAAATGATTGGAGAGGACTATGACGCATATAGTTCAATTACTAATCCAGCTATTGAAGGATACAATACAGCATTTTCTAAGATTTGTGCCAAGACACAAAATTGCAGCCCTAATTTACCAGCATCATTAGACCCACTTACAGGGCAAATAGAACGTAATGGATTAGGTAATACATATGATTTATATGGCCCATTCAAAACAACTGAAGGTTTAATTCCGGGAGGATATACTGTATTAGCTGAGTTTGGTGCAAATAGGCCTAATCCTAAGCAAAACTATAAGAGCATTGATGGTGTGACTTTAAGCGCATCACAGATTAATGGCATCATTAGACTTGCAACTAAAGGTGGAAAATTAGACAAAACTGTTATAAAATTAGGGGAAAGATTGCGTAAGAATAATCGTCTTAATAAGATAGAGAAAGCAGAAATTATAAATGAAACAGTACAGCAAATGTATGCTGCTGCTAAAGATCAATATGTAATGTCTGATCGTTCTTTACGTGATGCCATTGCAAGACAAGAGAAGAAAAAAGTACAAGCAGCAGAGAAAGAAAAATCTGTAAACACATTAATCGGTGATAGGTAAACATTATGGCAATTGATATATCAAGCACAACGAGACGTATAGTATACACTGGCTCAGCTGGTGTAGGCCCTTATGCATTTGCATTTGAAGTATTGGCTCAAACTGACATTGCCGTATACTTTAATACGACTGAGCTGACACTTACTACAGACTATACTGTATCAATCTCTGGTGATGGTACAGGTTCTGTAACAATTGTCGTAGGCACCAATGTTCCTAGCACCCCTACAGCTTCTGATCGTATTACCATTGTCGGTGATAGAACTATTCAAAGAACAACAGACTTTACTACAGGTGGCCCACTCTTTGCTACCTCATTGAATGATGAGTTTGATAGTCAAACCATATTTGTTCAACAAATCTTAGAACAATCTGATCGATCATTACGCGCACCTAATACTGATCCTACTACCATTGATATGACATTGCCTTTAAATACAATAAGGGCAAACAAGACACTCGCGTTTGATGCAGATGGTAATCCAGTTACAGGTGAGATTGTAGGTAATTGGCGTGGTGATTGGGCAGCTTCTACTGCTTACAGTAAGCGTGACTTAGTTAAAGATACTACGAATAACAATGTTTATATTTGTATAACTGCACATACTTCTTCTGGTGCTTTACCACTTACAACCAATGCTGATTATGCTAAATGGAATCTTATGGTGGATGCTGCAAGCGCAAGTGGCTTTGCAGACGAGGCTGAGGAATGGGCAACTAAAACAGATGGTATTGTAGAATCCACAGACTATTCATCTAAAGCATGGTCTATTGGTGGCACAGGCGTTACTACAACATCAGGCAAAGGTGCTGCTAAAGAATGGGCAACCTCCACAGGGGCTGCTGTTGATACATCTGAATACTCTGCAAAAGAATATGCACAAGGTAATCTAACTGCTTCAGGTGGATCAGCCAAAGCTTGGGCAGAAGATGCTTCAAGTCCAGATGGAACAAGCACTAAATCCGCTAAGACGCATGCAAGTGAAGCTGCAACATCAGCAAGCAATGCCTCATCAAGTGCAAGTGCTGCGTCATCTTCAGCTAGTTCTGCTTCATCATCAGCAAGTGCCGCATCATCAAGCGCGAGTGCTGCTTCATCTAGTGCAAGTGCTGCATCATCTTCAGCAAGTGCTGCCGCTGCAAGTGAGGCTGCTGCTGCTGCTTATACAGATAACTTTGATGATACATATTTAGGTGCTAAAGCATCTAATCCAACAGTAGATAATGATGGTGATCCATTACAAGATGGTGCTTTATATTTTGATACAACTAATGATGTGATGAAAGTCTATGATCTTGGTACAACGACATGGTATCAATTAACACCGACTGTATCTAACCAAACGAATATTAATACTGTTGCTGGCATATCAGGCGATGTTACAACCGTTGCTGGTATCTCATCTAATGTTACAACTGTCTCAGGTATATCTGCAAACGTTACCACAGTTGCTGGTATCTCAGCCAATGTCACCACAGTTGCGGGTGATAGTGCAAACATTGGCACAGTTGCTACTAATTTATCAGGCACAGATACGATTGGAACTGTTGCTACCAACATTGCTAATGTAAATGCTACTGGTGCTAATATTGCTAATGTAAATACAGTAAGCGGTATATCAGCTAATGTGACAACCGTTGCTGGAAACTCTGCTAACGTTACAACTGTTGCTGGCATCTCTGCCGATGTAACTTCTGTTGCTGGCATTAGCTCAGACGTAACAACTGCTGCAACTAACATTGTAGATATTAGCAACTTTGCTGATGTTTACTATGGCCCTTCAGCAACTGCACCTACCGTAAGAGCAGACAGTTCTGCATTACAAATAGGTGATTTATACTTTGATACAGCAACCGACACTATGAAAGTGTATGGATCGGGTGGCTGGGTAGCGGCGGGTTCATCTGTCAATGGTACGGCGGATCGATTTATATATAGCGTATCTTCAAGCACAACAACCATTACAGGGGCTGATGATAATGCAAATACACTTGCTTATGATGCTGGTTATGTTGATGTCTATCTTAATGGTGTCAAGATGGTTAATGGCACAGACATTACAGCTACATCAGGCACAAGCATTGTCTTTGCTTCAGCGATTGGAACATCAGGCACAGATATAGTTGACATTATTGCTTACGGCACATTCTCATTAGCAAGCTTTAGTATTGATGATGCTAATGATGTGAATACTGCTGGCGTAGTTACGAATGATTTACTTCAATACAATGGTTCTAATTTTGTTCCTAAATCTTTTGACGAAGTTACACCATCACAAACAAGTAATGCTGGTAAGTATCTTACAACTGATGGCACAAACTCATCATGGGGAACAGTTACAACATATTCATTACCATCGCAAACAGGTAACAATGGTAAGTATTTAACTACTGATGGAACAAATGAGTCTTGGGGAACTATTGTTTCTTTTGACGCTGGCACATTAATGTTATTCCAGCAAACAGCAGCGCCGACAGGATGGACTAAACAAGCCACACATAATAATAAAGCATTACGAGTAGTTTCTGGAACAGCAAGTTCAGGTGGTTCGGTTGCGTTTACCTCAGCTTTTACGTCACAAACACCAACGGGTTCTGTTACGATCACAAGTGTTACAGGTAGTGCGGGGGCAACAACTTTATCGACACCACAAATTCCTTCTCACACCCATAATTATGACAGAACCAGTACACAGCCATTTCCTAATGGTAATTTTCAGGCTTCTACTGTCAGGGGTAATGTAAGCACAGCTACTTCCGCAACAGGGGGTGGCGGTTCTCACGACCACCCATTTAGTTTCTCTAGTGGCTCTGGTACATTTAGTGGCGATGCTATTGACCTAGCCGTTCAGTATGTTGATTTAATTATTGCATCTAAGGATTAATATATGAGGATAGAACAAGGAACATATTGCCCGCTAATACAAAAAAAATGTATTGGATTAAAATGTAGTTGGTTTACAAGAATACAAGGATATGACACTAATACGGGAAAAGACGTAGATGAATATCAATGTGCTGTAACTTTATTGCCTATGTTATTAGTAGAAAATTCTGGACAACAAAGACAAACAGGTGCAGCAGTAGAATCATTTAGAAATGAAATGGTTAAAGCAAATGAGAATAGTATTAAAATGTTAGCGCAATCTGCTAAGTTAAAAATAGGGGATAAAAGATGACTAGAGCAAGAGACATAGCAAGCACGGCAGTTTTAGATGCAGACCTTGGATCAACTGTGCAAGCCTATGATGCCGATACTGCAAAGTATGATGATGCAACTGCAAACTTTACTGGCACACTACAAGGCAGTGGTAGCAATGTAGTCGTAGCTAGTGACATTGGCTCTACCGTTCAAGCTTATATTACCCCTGGCACGTCTGGAAATGTATTAACCTCTAACGGATCGGCATGGACTTCTGCTGCCGCTGCCGCTTTTGATGCTGGTACTCGATTAATGTTTGCTCAAACAGCAGCGCCGACAGGATGGACTAAAGATACAGTAAACTATAATGAACATTCTTTGCGTGTAACAACTGGCGCAGCCAGCACAGGAGGTACGGTAGATTTTACAACTGCATTTGCGTCTAAGACTCCAACAGGCTCAGTAACCATTACAAGTGTTACTGGCACAGCGGGAGCTACAACTCTTTCAACACCACAAATCCCAGCTCACAACCACGGCCCATCTTCACTGGCCGCGACGGACGGCATCCAGAGAAACACATCGCCTCAAATTTCTGGTGGTGTTGGCAATCTTAGCACTGTTTCACTTCAAAATACAGGCGGTGGCGGTTCTCACGACCACCCATTTAGCTTTACTTCTGGTTCTGGTACATTTAGTGGTAATGCCATTGATTTAGCAGTAAAATATTTAGACGTTATAACAGCAACTAAAGACTAAATAACATTTTAAAAGGAAAAAGATAAAATGAAAGTAACGATTGTAAAGGAAGATAACAAAGTTCATGTAGATAATAATGCTTTGGATATTGATCTAACTGGCGTAGCCTTTCCTGAAAATTTTTGGGCATTACAATGGAATGGTTCTTCTGGACATATAGAATA